TTGATAGCGTAGCAGGGTATTAACATGCTCGAAAAAGAACAGTTTACTATCCAACAGTCCGTCGAGGGCTGGGTTATGGAGAAGTGTGATAATTGGCGTGATCACTTTGAAAATAACTACGAAAAGAAATTTGATGAATATAATCGCTTATGGCGTGGGCATTACTCGTCTGAAGATAAGACAAGAGACTCTGAGCGATCTCAGATCATTAGCCCCGCTTTACAGCAAGCTGTAGAGTCGGCAGTTGCCGAAATAGAAGAAGCTACCTTCGGAAGGGGCAGTTTTTTTGACATAAAAGACGATTCTCGTGATGGTGATCCGCGAGATGTTGTATTGCTGCGTGACCAATTACATAAAGACTTTGCGTCTACAAAGGCCCGAAAGGGGGTAGC